ACAGCAAAGACCGCGGCCAACAAGGCCGAAGCCACTTCCAACGTAGCGGACGCGGCCGCCAAGACGTTCAACTCGCACGCCGCCATTCCGTGGGTGGGCATTGCAGCCGCCGCGGGGCTCACGGCCGTCATGGTGGCCACGATGTCCTCGCTCCCGAAGTTCGCAGAAGGTGGCATCGCCTATGGCCCCACGCTCGGACTCTTCGGCGAGTATGCCGGCGCGAGCCACAACCCCGAAGTGGTGGCACCGCTCGACCGCCTGCGTTCGCTCATCGCCCCACAAGAAAGCAGCGGCGGCGGTTCGGTGCGTTTCCGAATTGAAGGGCGTGATCTCGTCGGCATTCTCCAAAAAGTACACCGCCACAACGGCCGAAACTAAACAAGTATGGAAAAAATCATTACCCACCGCGGCGAGTTTTTGAGCCGTTCCGATGTGCTGCACCGTGTAGAGTTGTGGCGCATCGGCGGTGCGGCAGTCGCACAGCCCGAAGAATTGCGTTTCGAAGCCGACGAACCGCTCGTGATTGAGTGGAAGGAAACGGCAAAGCACGAGCCGATTTGCTCCTCCTCGGCAACGTTGCGGCTCGACAGCCCCGGCGACCGAACCTATACGCACTTGTACACCATCACCCCCGGCGCGGTGGGAATGGATGTCTACCGAAACGGCGCGCTTTATTGGACGGGCACACTCGATGCCGAGGAGTATGAAGAACCCTACGAGCGCGCCGAGCATTATACGGTTTCTCTCACATTCGGCGACTTCGGCATTTGGCAGCGGCTCAAGTATTCCACGGCTTCACTGCGCGCCAACCGCAACGTGCAAACCATCGGCGAGCTGTTGGGCTTCGCCATTGAGCGCGCGGGGCTTGCTCTTTCGTTGGACGAAAGCCTCACGGCGGTCGCTTCTACGCGCCCCGTCGGCGGTGGAGTGGCAAAGTGGCTGGGCTGTTCGCCTGAAAACTTCTTCGATGAAGACCGAAAGGCCGCCACGCTTAGCGAAGCGATTGAAAGTTTGTTGCAGCCGTTGGGGTTGCGCGTGGTGCAGCGCGTCGGCCGCTTGTGGCTCTACGATTTGCACGGCTTGCACAGCGCGCCAACCGCCCCACCGGTGGTGTGGAGTGCCGACAGTCAAACGCTAAGCGTCGACAGCGTGGCAAACAATGTGCGCATTTCCTTTTCGCCCTACGCATCGAACAAACTGCTCTCGAGCGATGAGTTGAAATTCCCCCGCCCGCTGCACAAGGTGTGGAGCGCACTGAACGTGGGGCGCGACTGGGGAATGTCTCGAGATTGGCCGTATCCCGATACGTATTTGTTCTTTTCTGAGCAACGCTTTTACATCACCTCGGCAAACTATTTCGGGAAAGGTCGACAGGTGGGCGAATACAAGACATACGACCCCGCTTTTTTGCTTGGGCTCGCCGATAATCCCAACAAGCAGTACGGCAACAACGCCCGATTATGTCGTTTCTTACCGATAAGCGAAGGCGATGAGGCTACGGCCTATTGCGTGAAAGCGCCGCAAACGGTGACAGATAGGCCGCGATACGGCGCGGGGGTATTGCCCAAAGGCGATGCCGGCGCGATTTACACCACGCGGAGTATTTATCTCCCGAAGATCTCGAACCCTGCTTTGTATTGTTTGCGGCTTCGTGTGTCGGTTTTGGCCGACCGTGCTTTGTGTCCCATCGGCACGCCAATAGAAAAGTCAGCCGACAAGGCTGCGCGAGATGAAATGGACAAGTCGTTCGGGTGGGCGTTTCTTTCGGCGGAGGTGGAATGCTGGGATGCTTCCGAAAAAAAACTGTGGTATTTTGACAACGACCACAGAATTATAAGAGAAAACCCCACAACAAACGAACTCGATGAGCGGACGGCAAACAATCGAGTAAAAAGAACGTGGCGGAATGAACCAACTCGCTGCTTGTTGGCCTACTTCGACAAGTCCGATCCCTCCAAACACTCCGCGCTGGGCGGCTGGCGCACCAATCGCAATAACATAGGGCAACCCAACGACGCGACGGGGGGGCTTCACAACAACAGCCAAACTCATCAATACGACCGCGAAAATAACCTGCCCGACGGCGAACTCATTCCGTACCCTGTTGACGGCGGGTGGGTGTCGGTTACGGTTTTCAACGAGTTGAGGGTGTACCCTTACAGCGCCTCGCCCACAGCAAGCGATCCACCTCCCGCGGCGCTGCAATGGTTTGCCGTGAAAGCCCCCGACTTGGAAATCGTGCGCTCGTGGGGCGATTGCGCCGCGCCCGATGTGCCCGATGTGGAGTATCGTGCCACGCTGCACCCCGATGCGAAAGAAGAACTCGCCATCGAAACGAAATGCGGCACGCTCCCCCACGACGTGGAAGGCGAACCGCTTTGCCGTGGGTTGTATCTCGACGCGTTGCGAAATTGCGCCATCGGCGACCGCGATATGATGCGCGCCGGTGTGACAGACCGCCCCGAACAACTCTTTATTAACTCGCTTTACTCACAATATGCCACACGGCACACCAAACTAAGCGGGGAGGCTTACATCTACGACGGCGCATTGGCGCCACGCACTGAAGCCAACCAAGGCGCGGCGCGCTTCATCGTGGTCGAGGAACGCCAAGACCTCATCGAAGACTGCGGAGATGTGACCGTCGTAGAATTGACCCCCGACATTTATAAAGCCGTGGAATCCGAAGAAAATATATAACTATGGCAGACCAAAAGAAAACCTACACCGTGACCACCGCCACCACACCGGCACGCCCTCGCAGCAAGGCGCGCCGCGACGGCACGGGGCTGACCTCCGGCGGCGCATCGGCCATCATCGAAAGTGCCACCGCCGGCAACGCGCAACGCGCTTCACATGCCAATACGGCCGACGAGGCCGCACACGCGCTTCGCGCCGATGAGGCTGCGCGAGCCGCTACGGCAAAGACGGCCGAACATGCGACCACCGCCGACCGTGCCACCGCTGCCACTCGCGCCGATGAGGCCACCCATGCCGCCACCGCGACGAATGCCACGACAGCGGAGCGTGCCAATACAGCCGCCACCGCGACGAGGGCGCAAAGTGCGCAAATAGCAGACCACGCCGCGACAGCTGCGACGGCTGCACGTGCAGAGCAAGCCCAACGCGCCACGGAAGCCGAAACGCTGCGCACGCCGAACTATTCCGACGGGCTCAACACCGGCGCGGGAGCGCGCATCGACGCGACGGGAAACGCAGAATTTCAAAGCATGGCGGTACGCGGCTTCTTTCGCGCGGCCGAATATCAGATTAACCGCATCGCATTGAGCGAAGGCGACGTTTTCCACACCGAGAACGGATTGGTGAAAAGCGCGGCACGACAAGCCGACGGCCGTTGGAAGGTGGTGCTGCAAGAGCGCTTTCAAGGTGACGTGACCGGTTTCCGTGCCGGTGACATTCTGCGCGGTGCTTACAATGGTATAGGAACATCGGGCGGCGCGGCCGAAATTCGCACCTCGTGGTTGCGTGTTGAGGCAGTGGACGCCAAGGCGGGGACACTCACTGCGAGCCTTTATGCCGACAACCAAACGCCCGAAGGCCGCAACGCGCCGCCCATTGCACTGATGCGCTTGGCGCGCTGGGGCAACACGACCGACCCGGAGCGCCAGAGCCACATTATGGAAAGTGCCACCGACGGCCGCATCGTGCGGCGCGTGAAGGTATCCGCCCCGATTGTCGACGGCGCGCAGTCCGACGGCTTTGTGGTGGGCAAGTTGCCCGCGTGGTTGCGCGAACATTTCGGCGCGGCCGTGGCCGACGCTTCGGACTACGTGTTTGCTCGCGGCATCATTACGCAAAACATTCTTCGCTACACGCCCGCGGGGCGTCCTCTTGCTGAGCGTGTCGACCGCGGTTTGTGGTCGGCTTCGTCGCGCTACTTCTACGAGCAGCAGAACCCCGAAACGGGGGCTTTCGAGATTTCGCGCGTTTGGCACGACGGCGCGCTCTACGAATTGGCACGCGGCGGCAACGGCAACACCGCCCCTGCGGCGCAGTCGACGCACTGGACGCTCATTCAAGCTAAGCCGAAGGACGGCCGCCCCGGCGACGCGGGTAAGAACGCGCCGCCGACGGGGGCAAACCTTATCGACGGCACGAGCTTTCGGAATATGGAGGAGGTGCGAAATTGGAAAGACTTCGAGCGCTTTGCTTTCAATCAGTCGCAAGAAGACAAGGTGCACCCTTTGGCACAAGCCGTAGGCGCACATAAAAACGAAACGTGGATACAAGGTATCTTGTATATCGCAAGTTTGTTGCGCCCTAATACGACCTACACGCTTTCGGTCTATTCAAAAGGCGCACCGGGGGTATTGGTGTTTTGGTTTCTTTCTGCTTCCACAAATCGAAATACCCCTTGCACGAATGCCGATCCGAATAAGTGGACGCGGTACGCTTATACGTTCACGACCCCGGACACCATACCCGAAGCGGTGAGGATTATGCTGCGTTGTATGGATCATAACGCAAAAACCTACTTTTCCGCTTTGAAGTTAGAGGAAGGCGAAACGGCGACCCCGTGGTGCTTATCCGAAAACGATAAAATGGCAACACCAGCGGCGAATCCGAATCTATGGCACTGCACGGATTACGTGACGCGCCCACACTTCACCAAGGGGTATTTAGATGGGAAGACCTATGCAAGAATTTTGCCCGGTGGCATTGATCGCGATAACTATTTCCATGTAGATGGGAACGGTGAAGAGCGATATTCGCACGTATGTTGGGAAAAATTCGGAGATCTTTATCCCCGGGGTACGTGGTACACGTTCTCTTTCAAATGTCGAGGTAGCGGCAATGCATATTTTGCTTGTTATCCAATGGGGGGAAAGCAACAATACTTTTTCCCACGTATTAAGCGAAACGGGGTTTTACAAGTCTGGGGGAAGCAGCTCATTCTCTCTTTTCCTCTTACCGACACATGGACAACTTATTCTTTGAGCGTGTTCTACGATGCACCGGAAGATGATTTGCCGAAGATCTTGTGGACGTTTTTCAAATTGTTGAAAAGCGAAGGAAACTATCTGGACATTTGCCACCCGAAGATGGAGACGGGCGAGTTCGCCACGCCGTGGTGCTTGTCGGAGAAGGACAAGAAGGGCGAGAAAGGCGACCCCGGCCGCGGCATTGAACGTGTCGAATCGTTTTATCTGCTTACCGCCGAAAACAACACCCCGAACCCCAACACGACGGATTGGATGACCACCGCACCAGCTCCGACGAAGGAGCGACCGTGGCTTTGGAGTTATGAACGTACCGTCTATTCCGACGGAAAGACCGACCCAACCGCGGTGCGACTGATTGGACACTACGGAAAGGATGGCACGAACGGCACGAGCATTCGGGCTCAATACAGCGCCGACGCGCGAACGTGGCACGACGATTTCGCCGAGNCCGCTTGAGCGGCGAGAAGGGCACGAGCATTCGGGCGCAGTACAGCGCCGACGCGCAAACGTGGCACGATGCTTTCGCCGCGGGGGACGTGTGGATGCGTACGGGCAACGGCACAACGTGGGGCGGTGCGCTGCGCGTGGTGGGCGAATCGGGCGCGGACGGCAAAAGCCCCGTTTATGATTTCGCCGCGTCCTCACAACTTGCCACCGCATCGGGTACGACCGCCCCGACTATTCGGGGAACGTGGCAAGACGCGCCCCCGACCCTCCGCGAGGGCGAGGTGCTTTGGTATCGGCTCACCGCGGCGAACGGCAAAATCACCTACGGGCGTTTGAGCGGAGAGAAGGGAAAGCCGGGCGACGCTGGGAGCACAAGCTACATACACATGGCTTATGCCAACAGCGACGACGGCAAGAAAGACTTCACCTTGGAAGAAGACCTCGGGCGAAACGCTGTAGAGGATTTCCGCTACTTCGGTATCTACTCCGATTTCGACGAGATCGCAAGCCATACCTACAGTGATTATACGTGGACGCAGCTGCGAGGAGCGGATGGACTTGCACCGAACCCGAATTTGCTCGACGGCACGAACTTTGAAAGCCGCGTGCCGTGGGTGACGTTCAACGTATCAGAAAGTGCTTACTCGTTCAACGGAAAGCCGACACAACACGGATTTAGCATACTTGCAGAAGGGCAATTCCGAGATCTCCTTGTGCAAGAGATTACCTCCGTCTTGAAAGTGGGACAAACCTATACCTTCTCCGCGTGGATGCAAGCCCGTGGGACATTGACGTGGATATTCTCGGGTATAGAGTTCTCCGAAGCCCCCAAAGTGAACGGCGTACAGACTGGAAACGCAAGTGGAGCAGGAGAATTTCCCCCGAATAAGAAATCCGAAGCGTTTGAACGTGTGACGATTACGTTCAGAGTGAAGAGAATAACCGCTAATGAGCAGTACTTCTATATCCGCTCTTGGGGACGTTCTTCGGCAAACATTGTAGATCCGAAGTTAGAAGTTGGAGCGATAGACACCCCGTGGTGTCCCTCCGAGCGTGATCTTCGCGCCGATTATCGCGAACTTCGCTTTGCCGTGAACGGATCGCCCACGCAGCCGCCTGCAATCTCTTCCGATAGACGAACGCCCGACGGATGGAACATTGCGCAGCCCGTTGTCGGAGTCGGGCAATACTTGTGGATGACCTCGGCAATGGTGAGCCGATATGAAACGGCGTTACTCGACCGCTGGAGCACGCCGACGCGCATAACTCCCGAAGACGGCAAGAACGGCCGCGACGGCGAAGCCCCGGCCATGGTGTATCGTGGCGTATGGGACGCGTCAAAAGAGTATTACGGCACGAAGCACCGCCGCGACGCAGTATTTCACAACGGGGCGTACTACATTGCGAGAACCGATGCAGGTACGTTCCGCGGTGTCGCCCCCGCCGACAAATCGAAGAAGTGGAACGACTTCGGCGCAAGTTTCGAGAGCGTGGCCACGCAGTTGTTGCTCGCCGAGCACGCGAATGTGGGACGCTGGATCTTGAGCAACGGCAATCTGGTTTCGGACTTAGACAACACGCAGACGCACATCAGATTGGACGCGCGAAATAATGAAGTGTGGTTGCATTCGGCAGCCGTTGATTCCGCCCCCGCAGGTGTGCAAAATGTAACGGGAGACATTGTATTGGCCGCTCGGTCGGGAGGTCTCGGGACTTCTTTTTCATGTCGAACGAAGACAAAGACTTACAACGCACGAACCTCTCTATCTTGGCAAGGCGTATCGGCCGACATTGATCACGTTCCCGCCCCACGCACCCCTAGTGATGAAAGGCGCGAAGCGATTTCGGGACGAATGACACGCGAAGACAACGGAATTGCGATCGGAGTCGCAGGGTATGCGATAAATCAAGGGGGCGGCGAAGCGTTCGGCGGGTATTTCGTCAATCTTAAAGCCCTCGGCCTTATCGTTGGTTTGAAGCGTGTAGGCGAACAAAACAATAACGCCGTGTCGCTCAACTTGTCAGATACACGCGTCGTCGGACTGCACGACAACTTCGGCAACGTCGACGTGCGGTTGCCAGCGAAGGCTTCCGAAGGCCAAACAATCGTCTTCACACAAGTAGGGCGCGGCAAGATGAAGATTCTCCCTCCCGTTGGAGAGTCGAACCACCGATTCGGTAACGACTCCGAGCGCATTCTTTCTGAGTGTAGCGTCAATCGAAGTAAAACTGTTCGCCTTACTCTCCTCCGAAACGTCGACATCGGGAACGAGCGTGGCATCAATCTTTGGATCGTAGAAGAATAACCCTCACAGAAACTAAATATGAAATGCGAAATGCAAGAAGTTTTAATCCGTTATGCTGAACAGCATATTTACTTACACATTGTCCTCATCACCCTTTGTGCCGCCGCGATTCTCGTTGCGATGGGCGTCGATCTCTTTTTCGGCATTCGTAAAGCACACGAACGCGGACAGCCCACGACATCGCGGGGACTGAAGATGACAAGCCGAAAGGCCGTGAAATATCTTGTCCCGTTCCTCGTCCTTACCCTCATCGATATTATCGGCACAGCGGTCTTTTCCGCTCCCTACCTTTCGATGGCGTGGGCTGGCTACTGCTTGCTCTGCGAGTTCAAGAGCGTACGCGAAAAGGCTTGGGAGAAAGAGGAAATCGACAAACAAAATCGAATCGTACAAACGACGATTGCGGAGGGCGATTTGGAGAAAGCGGCGAAGAAATTTGTAACGGCATTCTTTGCCGAAGCCGAGCGACAAGGCTTGCCCGTAAATTCACAAGATCATGTACCCGAAAACGCAGAACAATGACCATGAGCGACGTATCACACACCCAAAAGCCCGAAAACGTGGACACGAGAGAACAAAAAACAACAGATCGGGAGCCGTCGGTTGCCAAAACCACAAGCACGGTCGTCGTCCACCCCGCACACTACAACCACGGCGGGGGAGAATGTATCGACGTGGCGCGCCGAATGCCCTTTTGTCTGGGCAACGCGCTGAAATACATTTGGCGCTGCGGACACAAACACGACGGCACGCTCGAAGGAGCGCGGCGCAAAGCCGTAGAAGACGCGCTAAAGGCCGTCTGGTATCTGAATGAGTTTATCAAAGACGCCGAAGCGGGCGCGATGGACGCTTTCCTCGAAGTATAAACCAACCAAAACAACAGACAAATGCAAATACTTATTCAACGCCACGCCCTGAAGGAGGGCTACACCATCGGACGCATGGAAATCAACGGCCGATACTTTTGCGACACGCTCGAAGACACCGACCGCGGTTTGTCGGAAGAGATGTCAGAAGACGAAATCGCCGCGCTCAAAGTGAAGGGCGCGACCGCCATCCCCGCCGGCACGTATCGCATCGACATGCAGACGCGCTCCCCGCGCTTCGGCCGTGTCCTCCCTCGTCTTCTCCGCGTGAAAGGCTACGCCGGTGT